CTGTTTCTTCAGTTTCTTTAATGGGATTATATCAAGCGGCTTTGGTTGGACTTGTCGGAGGTTTCTTTGGTCTTTTAGGCAAAGAGATATTCTACTTTATAAAAGGCAAGATAAATGACAAAGTTAAACGACAATAGTAATTTATCAATTAACATCAAATGGCTTATCCAAATTGTTTTGGGAGTAGGTACTGCCGTTTATATGTATCTACAACTTGAAAACAGAATAAAAGAAGTAGAAGGCGATATAAAAGGAATTAGGCACAATCAAAACGTATATGTCTTTCCTGATATTAGAGTTTTAGAAAGTGAAATACTACAATGGAAACTCGAAAGGGAAAGATTAAGAAAAGACATCAAAAGAATAAACGAAATAATAAAAAAATAAAATAATAGTATCTATAAATTGAACTATTTTGATAAATAAATATTTTCGTATATTTACACAAAATATAATAATATTAAAAATTACATAAATGGCTACAACCGGAGTATTTAACGGAACTAACTTAATTTTAACAGTAGAAGGTGCTACAGTTGGACATACTACAAGTTGTTCAATGTCTTTATCAATGGACACGCCGGAAGCTACAACTAAAGATTCAAACGGATTTTCTGAGTATATCGGAGGCGTAAAAGGAGGAGAGATTTCTTTCGAGGGATTAGTAGTATATGACGATGCGTCAAATGCTATTGAGATGGCTGATTTTCTTTTAGCTAGAACTCAATTAACTTGCGTATTTGGAACTGCTGAAACTGGAGACGCAGTCTATACTGCTGAAGCATTTTTATCTAGTGTTGAAATGTCTGCTGAGATGGAAGCTGCAGTTACTTACAGTGGCTCTTTAACTATCACTGGAGCAATCACAAAATCAACTAACTAATAATAATTAGTTTTTATCATATAGGCCGCCGTCAATATTTGGCGACGGCTTTTTTTTATATTAATTTTAAACCTTAAAAAATGACAAACAAAAAAAGGGGTTACATTGACATCAAAGTCGGTAACAAAAACAGAACTCTACATTTTTCAATGAACTTTTGGTCGGAATTTACCGAGCAATTAGGAATCAGTCTAGCCGATATTGGCGGAGCATTTCAAAACGGAATATCAATAAAAGGATTAAGAGCCTTAGTTTATTCAGCAATCTTAGCAAACGACCAAGAAAACGGAAACGAAATAGATTATAATTTATTTACTGTTGGCGCTTGGTTAGATGAATTAGACGCCGAAAAAATAAATGAGATTGTTGAGGTAATGTTACAATCTAAAATTTTAGGTAATAGTTTAAATGGCGAAACTGAAACTAAGGGAAAGCGTCAGCCGTCAAAGAAACAATAAATTTTGAAAGCCTAACTGACCATTACATTGGATTAGTTGGAATTAAGCCTGACGATTTTTGGCGGCAAACTTGGAGGGAAAATGCTTTAATCGCCCAACACTATCATAACAATATCAATTTAAATTGGGAGCAAACTCGTTACATTGCCGTAATGATTCACAATGTGCAATGTGAGAAAAGATCTCAGATGTTAAAGCCTGAAGATTTATTTAAATTACCAAGCGATAATGCAAGAAAAAAGAAAAGGGCAGAGCCTAAATCTACTAAAGAGCAAATGGATGCTTTTATGTCAAAATATCAATCAATGACTAATAAAAAGACGTTAAAATAAAAGCGTCTTTTTTTTTGTATTTTTGTTTCAACTTATTTAATACTATGGCCGAACAGAATTTAAAAATAAATATTACCGGAGATTCTTCCAAGTTAAAAAATGCGCTTAGTTCTGCGAGTTCTAAATTATCAAGTTTTGGCTCAAAGATGCAAAGCGTTGGGAAGTCATTAACAACAAGATTGACTTTGCCTTTAGTTGCCGTTGGTGGTGCTGCTACAAAAATGGCTTTTGATTTTGACAAGTCTATGACTTCAATTCAAGCGCTTGTAGGTGTTAGCGCTGACAAGGTTTCAGAAATGGGCGAAGCCGCTAAAAAAATGGCGGTTGATACTGGTAAAAGTTCAAGAGAGGCAGCCGAAGCATTGTTTTTTATAACCTCTGCGGGTTTACGTGGTAAAGAGGCAATGGATGTTTTAGAAATGTCTTTAAAAGCAGCGGCAGTAGGTTTAGGAGAAACAAAAACAATAGCTGATTTATCAACTTCAGCGATGAACGCATACGGCTCAGAAAGTTTATCTGCATCCGGAGCAACAGATATATTAACGGCCGCAGTAAGAGAGGGAAAACTTGAAGCGTCAGCATTAGCCGGTGCTATGGGTGGGGTTATTCCTTTAGCGTCAAATATGGGAGTTTCTTTTGACCAAGTTGGTGCTGCAATGGCCTCAATGTCAAAAACGGGAACAGATGCCGCAACCGGTGCAACTCAATTAACGGCAATACTAGCATCATTAAAAAAACCTAGCAAACAAGCAGTAGATGCTTTAGATGCTATGGGAATGTCTACTGAAGGCGTTCAACAATCATTGAGAGAAAAAGGTCTTTTAGATACTTTAGTGATGTTGCAAGAGGGTTTAAAACAGACTGGACAAGATACAACTGCATTATTTCCAAATATTAGAGCGTTAAAAGGTGTTTTAGATTTAACCGGTGCCGGTTTAGAGGATAATAAAAAGGTTTTTGATGCTTTAACTGAATCAATGGGCGCAACCGATAAGGCGTTTGAAAAAACTGCTAAATCTGCATCATTTAAAATGACGCAAGGTTTTAACGCAATGAAAGAGTCTTTGATGGAGGTTGGTCAAGTTATTATGATAACAGTAGCGCCATTGATAAAAAGATTAGGAGATTTTTTTACTTCACTTTCTGAAAAATTTAAAGCGTTATCGCCACAAACAAAAAAATTAATAGTTGTTTTAGCGGGTATCGCTGCAGCTTTAGGGCCAGTTATAGCGATTATAGGTACATTGATGACAATGGGTCCGGCTATTGGAGCGGCATTATCTGTTATGATGGGGCCGATTGGTTTAATTGTTGCCGGATTAACTGCAATTTCAGTTGTAATTTATAAAAATTGGGCGGGTATAAAATCTGCTCTAGTAAAAATAGGAAACTATTTTATAGAATTATACAATAATTCATTGCCTATACAATTAGCGGTTGATTCGTTAATAATGAATTTTAAAAATATGTTAGCCGTTGGGAAGTTTGTTTTTTCTACTTTTTCAACAATAATAAAAACCTTTGCAAATAATTTTATGACATTATTTAAAGGTATTGGCGATATTATTATGGGCATTTTTACCTTTGACAAAGATAAAATTGTTCAAGGGTTTACAGATTTAGCCGATGGATTAAAAAACAATGTTACAAGCGCATTTGATTCTATTAAAACAGACGCATCAATATTAGGTAGTTCTGTCGTAGATAATTTTAACGAAGCGTTACAACAAAAAACAATAGCAAAAATTATTGTTCCCGTTTCAACAAAATCAGAAGGTCAAACAGATGATGATTCTATAAAACCTAAAGACACAAAATCTACTTCAACAATAACTCCTAAAATTGATCCTGATGCGGCTAAAAAACTAAAGGCTTTAAATAATGAAATTAACAACGCTTTAATAACTGATGATGCTAGAGCATACCAACAAAGAAGAAATGATGCGGTTAAGTATTATGATGATTTAATTAGCAAGGTTGCATCAGGCTCAGAAAAAGAAAAAGAATTGCAAAGAGCAAAATCTGCTGCAATTTCTCAAATAGATACAGATGAAAAAAATCGTTTATTAGAACTAAAACAACAATTTGCAGACGCAACTAATGCAAGTGATGATGAACAAAAAGCTATTGAGATTGAAAAAATAAAATCAAAATTTGCTGAATTAAGGCAATTGGCTATTGACAATAATATGATGACCGCAGAGCGAGAAGCTGCATTTAATGCTGCACAGTCTGAGGCTGAAGATGCGGTTTATAATGAGAAAAAAGTTCGTTTTATGGGCTTTATGATGTCAATGACACAAGCGCAAGAACAAATGAGGAATATTGGTGCGTCAGTAGATAGGTCTTTTGGAGCAATTGGTAATTCTATTACACAAATGTTTGGAGGCGCACAATCTGCGGTTGGTGCTTTTGTTGGAACTTTAGCAAAAGACGCTTTAAAAATTCTAGGACATAATTTAAAAATTGCAATGGCGGGAGGTACTGCTGCTGCAACTGAAACCGCTAAAAGTTTCGGCCCGGCGTCAGCATTTGTTTTACCGGCATTAATAGCCGGTGCAACTGCTTTAATTAGTGGAACATTTTCAAAATTTGCAGATGGTGGAATTGTAAGCGGCCCAACAATGGGATTGGTTGGAGAGTATCCCGGTGCAAGGTCAAATCCTGAGGTTATAGCGCCATTGAACAAGTTAAAAGGTATGATTGGAGAACGTAGAGGAGGCGGAAATATAAACGTAACTGGGGAGGTTAGAGTTGACGGACAAGATTTATTGATTGCAATAGAAAGAGCAAACGAAACTGCGGTAAGAGTTTACTAAAAAAAAAGAATGGCATACGGCGTTAAATACAGATTAGAATTTTCCGATGTTTTAGGATATGGAAAAAAAGTTGAAATATTAAAAAGAGATTATACTGGCGATATACTTCCAATGATTGGAAGCGCAAATCCGGTTATAATATCTTGGCAATCATCTAACGATTTTTATAGTCCAATTATAGGCTCAAAATGTCAATTAAACCTATTTGTTACCGATGACGTTACTTATGATGATTTTTATAAGTTTGACGAAAGAGAATATAAGGTTGTCGTTTACTACAATCAAACACAAGGCGGTTTATATTCTGATAGGGTTTCAGATGATGGAGGGAGTATTGAATCTATTGATTGCGTGGAAAATACTATTGACCCAACATTAACAACCTCAACAAGTTTTAGACGTAATATTTTAAATGAAGGAGGATCACTTGAATCTATTGGTTGTATTTCTGATAAAATTACAGAATACAAAATTGCTAATTGGGCAGAATATTGGTCAGGTTTTTTAGTTGTAGACAGATACAAAGAGAAAATGATTACACCGCCATTTGCGGTAAGTTTTAACGCTTTTGATGGTTTAGGTACTTTAAACAATTTTGATAGCCCAATAGGCTATAATAACAACAATGCACCAATAAGTAAAACAAATCTTCAACGTATTACTGAAATATTAGAAAATTTAAATCTTTATTTAGACATTCATATAGCGTCAGATATAAAATTTAGAACATTTTTGCCTTTTGCGTCTATTAATTATGAAGATATTACAACTTTAGATTTTGGATTTGATGAAATGACTGGCGATTATGGGTTGCTAAATGCAAAAGAACAACTAGAATTAATACTTAGACAATATAATTTAAGAATTTTCCAATCTTATAATAAATGGCATATCGTTGAAGTAACAAATATTTTTGACTATTACGTTAAAGATATGATTTTAAATCAAGTTCAAACTGGCACAACTCCAACACAAATAAGAGATAAAATTACAACACAATTAGAAAGCACCTCAGAGGAGTATTTAGATTTTAGAAAATACAATTATTATGGAGCATCAATAGGAACAGAAAGGAAACAAGTTCTTTACAGTAATAAAAACGATTTAATAGAAACTGGAAACAGTTTATCAAGAGAGTTTTTGCAACCGGCATCTGAAGTTCATATTCTTGGAAAATATTTAAAAACAAAAAACGCATTTTATAACTCAGGTTTTGAGTATGGAGATTATGGTTTTGATATTTTCGTTAATACCTCTTTACCGCCTACTTTAAATATTACAAATGGTGGTAGTGGTTTTGCAAGTGGAACTAGAAACTACAATGTTTTTGGTGGTAGCGGTAGCGGTATGGTCGTAGAGGCTACTATTTCAGGAGGCGGAGTGCAATCTCTTGTAGTTGTTACCAATGGAAGTGGTTACCTATTAGGAGATATTCTTCAAATCGTAAACAATAGTGGAATTGGTGTTGAATGTATGTTTGAGATAACTGCATTACCATACTACGCAGAAATTGCAACTGATGAAATATCTTTTCAAGGTAGGCGTTCAATGAAATTAGCAGACTTTGCTCCTACTACTGGATTTACGCAAATGTTTTCTTTTGAAACTGATGCTTTTAATCCACAAGAGGTAAAATATTCTGATTTTACTTGTAAAGTAAAATATTATGTTCATTTTTTAAATTCACAAAATCCAAACATTTCATCAAATTTAAGTTATACAATATTTACGTTTGTAAATGGTACTGGGTATTATTGGGATTCTGAAAATGGTAAATTTTCATCAACCTATTTTGGCACTAATACAATAACAACAGAATTTGCTAACAAGTGGATTGATGTTAATATTGCTTTAAATGATACTGATTTAAATATTGGTACAAGTACAAGCGCAACTATTAAGTTTTTTATATCTAACACACAATGCTCGAGTACTGAATATGACACAACTTATTATGATAATTTTCAAATACTACAATCTAAAACATCAGCAAGTGAATCAGACCAAAAATTTATATCTAAATTAACTAACGTAGGAATAAACACTAATATTAAAAAAGTTACTAGAATACCTGACCAAAAATCAGGATATTTTAGAACAAGAGGCGCCTATCCTCAAGCATCTTTTAAGCCTTTTAGTATTGATTTAATGACTGTTTTAGGAAAAAATATATCCAATGATTACAGAAACTTTGTTACAAGATATACTGGAACTTTTAGAAATTTAAAAAGAGAGCCTATGTCTATTCACAATAAAATATGGCATTACTTTTCAGCTAATGAATTTGATCCACAATCATCAATAATTGATGGCCTTACCTATAACGTAAAAAATGCAGAGTTTAAAGTTGTATCACATTTACCAAATAATGATGACGATACACCAACAACTAACATAATAAATTAAACTTTTTTCTTTTGTTTTGTTTGTCAGCCGTCGTTTAACAACTTTGTTATTCGGCGGTTTTTTTAAAAATAATTTTTTTATTTGAAAGTTTTTTTTTATTTTTGCGTAACAAAATAAATAGAAAAATATGTTTGAAAA